AAAATAGGTTTGCAATACTTGTTAACTAAATGTTCGTATTGGTCTGCTAACGTTTCATTTTCAATCTTCGTTTGTAACGCTTCTAACAACTCGCTACCTAAATATTCCTCTAAATGAATATCCTGCGCCGTTGCAATATATTGTATGAATTTGTCCACGTCCATATTCCCACTCATCGTGGTAAATTTGGTTACGTCGTCTGTTGATATTAATAATACTTTTGGTGTTGGCATCTTTTAATTATTTAGGTAAAAATCCACGTGTTGGCGTGTCAATCATTCGAGTACTTACTAAAGCATCATTCTTAACAACATAACCTAATTTTTCAGCTTTACGAACTGCTATTTGTTTAGTAGTTTTTTTGTCTTTTATGTCAAGTGCTTTCCCCTCAAAAGTTGCGTAAACTTGTTTATTCCATCTATGGTAACAATTTGCACCGCCTTTATACAACCAAATATCGTAAGTGTTTGTTCCTTTCGGGCCAAAACCTGGATTAACCGCTTGTGAACTCATTAACTGAATATCTTCTTTACGATATACTTTTCCTAACTTTTGCATTTGTTCGCAAAATGGTCTTACTTTTCCACTTTTTCCGCCGTCTTTACCTGCATAAACGTAACGCGTAATAAATTTAATTCCGTCAATTACTTCGTCTTGCTTACTTGTAATGTTTGGGCGTGCATCACCCGTTGAAATTAAGTTGATTATTTGCTTAATTACGCTTAATTCAACTTTTGGTTCTTTGCTTAATAGCTCGTTTTCAGCTTCGTCGGTATCGTAGTCAACTTCGAATTCATCAATTAGCAACCAATCAGGATTTACATTTTCTCCAAACAAACTTAAATCAACTTGTTCACTTAATTCCGTTCCCGTTTTTTCTGCAACTTGTTCGTTTGTTTGTGCGTTTTCAAGGTCGATAAATTCTAAAGGTTGTAACGTTTTAAAATACAACTTTAAACTAATCTTATTATAAGCTAACATCGTGTCGAACGCTTCGATTAAACGGTCTTGAATCGGTCTAATAACCATATTGTCAAATAATACCGTTGCCGTCTTTAATTCGTCTGCATTTGAGCTAAAACCGCTCGCTTTTGCAACTCCGAAAATTAAACCGCTTACAACTTTATGTGCTAATAAAATCTTTTCCGTGCATTCCGTTGAAAGGTATTGATAATGTTCTGGCGCATCGTTCAAAGGTATATCAGTAACTTCCGTTTGCAATTCCTTAGAACCGCTAAAAGAAACGATTACTTTTTTACCATTTGGACCCGTTAGTTTTTCTTGTATTTGTGCGCTTCTTAATCGTTGTTGCTCCTCGGTAAATTCTCCAATAATATTAACAACCTTAGTACCACTAAATGAATTTTCGGCATCGTTAATTTGATAGTTCATTATTGACTCTTCCAAATAAGCGTAACCAATCCCACCAATATAAGACGGCATTGCGAAGTACTTCATTCCGACCATATAAGGACGTATGTAAAGTATTTCGATTTTTTCTTTTGACGTTCCGTAAGCAGGAATTAATTTAGGAACGAACTCGCGTGTGTTTTCCCAATTATCCGAATAAAAATAGTTATTGATATTTCCGTCTGCATCGCATTTTTGAGGCGCTAATAAATTTACTGCAATATGAAAACCTTTAACAATAGTATCGTGTTTGTCGTTATAGTGTACTTGGATAGCACATTGACCAAACATATAGAAATCCGTTGCTATTTGTCGAACGTCATTTTTAGATAACATTGCTATCATTTGAGCGTATTCGTTTGGCTTTTTAGAAGCGTCTAACGCACTTAAACCACGTCCGTAAATCAAATGCGTTATTGCATTAATAACGGCGTTGTTCGTGGTCGAATTTCGATAACGGTCAATTATGTACTTAAAATACGAATTGTTTTCCCCAAAAGTTACCCAATCTTTTTGCTTCGACTCGATAATCTTTGGCGCTTCGTATTCCGCTAAATTAAGAACGTAAGTATTATTATTATTACTCATAATGTAATGAATGTATTTTGTGTGGTGCGTTGGATATATCTGTTATCCGTTCCGTCGGTGCAAAGTAATTTATCGTAACAAATTAAAGTATTTTCATTTTTAGCTTCAATTTTATAGAATCTATTGTTTACTAAATCTAAATTAATTGCAATTTCAAAAAAATAACCTTGATTAGTAGCTGTAAATTCCATATATGTAATAGAAGTATTTTCGCTTTCATCAGTTAATAGAATCCTATCAATAGGTTCTGTTAACATCAACTTTAAAATCTGTGGTTGCTCTGTTGTTACTACTTGCATATTAGTATAATTAAAACTTTCAATTTTGTTCTAAAATGAAAAAGGAGGCTATTAACCTCCCTTTCATAAATCAACCTAAAAAAAATTAATCTGTAACTATTGTAGCGTCGTCAAAAATAGCAACTAATTCCGCTTCCGTTGTGCAATCAATAAAGTTTGCCGCTAATCTTTCGTTAGCCGTTAGCGTAATATTATAACCGTTAAAATCACCCATCTGCGTACCGTTTACGATTGACCCTGCCGTCATTGTAGCGCCGTATTCAATACCCATAAAAAAGAATTGACCGTTTCTATTTTTCACAACTACCGAAGGACGCCCGTAAGCCATCAATTTAAAGTTTTTGTGCATTGTAACGTTTTGCTGTTTCAATTGTGCTGTTAACACTTGAGCAACAAAATTAGTTCCGTTATCCGCGCTTGGTGTTTGCGTTTGGTCGAACAAGTTAACCCCTTTCAATTCGTACTTGAATAAAGTAGTAACTCCCGTTACTGCTGTAACTTGGTCGTTTGCGTCGATTGTTACATCTGTTGGGTACGCATAAGAACCTCTATTAATGAAGTAAATCGCATCAATTCCACCAACTGAATCGTAACATACTTCGTTTCTTCCGTTTGTTATTAAACAACTCATATTTTTATGTATTAAAAAGGGCGGTGTTTATTGCACCACCCTTTTGATTTGTAATTAAATTAATTTATTAGTCTTCTGCTGTTGTTGACAAATACCAAACAATTTCGTTAGAGTTAGCGTATTGAACTCCTGCCGTGTAAACCATTCTAAAACGAACCGTTCCACTTAAATCAACAGTGTCCATATCTTTAATTCTTAACTCGTTGTGGTCTGAAAGCAAACCAGTACCAAAGTTCAAGTTTTTCTTTTCGTAAGCTACGAAAGTGTTATCAGGTAAACCTCCTATAATTTCCAATACATAACGACCGTAACGTAATTGATAATCGTTAGAACCTAAACCGTTGTTAATTCCTGCTGAAACTAACGCTTGCGTATAAGCTAAACCAACGTTATCAGATACTCCGATTACTAAATCCGCGCTTTTTCTTACTGCAACAGGAATAGCGTTTAATACTTTCTCTAATTCAGAAACAACGTTGTCTTTATCAATCGCAGCCTCTAAAGGAACAATTCCGTTATTAGCTTTGATTACGTCTGCATCTGCTGTAAACAAAGGAATAAACCCTCCAAAGTGTCCGTTACTTCCACCGTTACCCGTCCAAATGTCGCTTTCTGTAACTTCAGAAACATCTCCTAAAACCTCAGCAATTAAAGCCGTTTCAATGTCTTTAGGCATAACGTCGTTGTGTGCTGAAAATCCCATTGAAGCACTTGACCACGTTTGGCGCAAAGTTTCTTTACAGATTTCAAGTGGTAAATCCAATTTTTTTGGAGTTAACAATTTCTCGCTTAATACAACCGCACCCGTTGGAACGAATCCACAAGCGTAATTTTTCAAACCGTTTGTAAATTCGATTTTACGGATTGAGATTTGGAAATCAATATTCGGGATTACCGTAATTAGATTTCTTTTGATAGTGTCCGACTCTTTGAAAGCCTTACCGATAATTTCGCCAGCAACCTGCCCTGCGTAATTTGAATCTACTGTTAATGTTGTAGCCATTTTTTATTTGTTATTTAGTGAATAAATCAATCTAGTATGTTTGTCAACTTTTGACAAATCAATTTGTGTTTTATTTTGCGACTCTGGATTAAACGTAATTGGTTTAATTGTAGCCTCTGAAAGTTTAACTTCTAATTCAGCAACCTTAGTTTTTAATTCTTCGTTTTCAGATTTCAAAGTGTCGAACTCTTCCGCTGAAAATCTAACCTCTTTCGTTGTTGTTTCAATAATCGACTTAGGTTCTTTAGCAGGTGCTGTTGGTTCTGTACTCGCCTCAACGGGTGTTTCTACGGGTTCGATTACTTCTTCTTCTTCTTCAACCATTTCAACACTTGCAATAATACCTTCAATAACAACTGTAAGTTTGCGACCGTCTTCAAGTTCGTATTCACCAACTGGCAAAGGAATCATTTGTTCGTCAGTTGTAACTATCATTACTTCCATTTCAGGTTCAAAAGAATCCGCCTGAATAACCGTTATTCCGTCCGCTAATTTCATTTGCTCCAATTTTACTTCCATTCCTAAAAGTGTTTTGAGCTTATTTAAAATTGTTTTTTCTTTCATATTTAGATAATTAAGAATTTAATTTTTGTTGTGTTTTTAGAATTTTATTGTAGCAATAGCCTTTTTAACATCACTAATTGAAGTTATAAGACTTTGATGTAATTTTTGAAGGTCTGAATAACCTTTAATATCACTTACATTTAAACCTAATTCTTTAGCTGAAATTGAAAGGTCATTCATAATTTTACCTGTTCTATCAAAAGAATCTTGATATTTTTGAAGATTAATAGTTAGTTGTTCTTTATTATAATTATAACCTTTCATTGCTTCATTTACTTGCAATTGAAATTGTTTAAATACTTTAACATTATTATTCATTGTTAAGGGGGCTTCTTTTAAATCAGTTAATGCTTTTTGTAAATCACCCAATAATGTTAACTCCACCTCGTGTTTTTCAATCGCATTTAGTGCGATAATTAAATTATTTTTCATTTTATATTTGTTTTAATAATTGCTTAATTTGTTCTAATAAATCCAATTCAGAAAGGTTTTGATTATCGCTAAATTTTCCCTCGATTGAAAACCCTTTAATCGCACCGCTTTTCACTTGCTCCCAAACATCATCGTTGTTAACTTTCATCATTGCAACCCACGTTCCTTTGGGGTAATCAAAGCCATACAAAGCGCTTTTATCCACCTTGCTATCTTCAACAATCCAACTTTCAACAACGCTCATATCTTCGAGCTTTTTAGCGTGTTGTAACGTAACATTGTTTTGTTTTGAACGCATCAAAAACAATTCACTTGAAACCTTAATTGTTTCCGCTGAAAACTTAATGTAGTAAGGGTTATTTTTCGCATCAACTCTTAATATTTCTTTTTCAGGAACTAAAACCGCACCTATCAAAATGCGTTTATCTTCGTCAATAGTTTTTAACTCGATTTCGTGTTCTGAAAGTGCAATAAAATTTTCCTGAATTGCGGGTTTTGTAACGACTGAAATAGCGAAAACTTCGTCTTCTAAATCGTTAATTACCATTTCAATTACTTTTCTTTCCATAATCTTATAATTAAAAAGTTGTTTTTTGTAGTGTATTTCGTTCAAGGCTTAACGCTGTTGACACTTCACCTGCTGTTATGTACGCTTTAACGGGTTGTTGCTGTAATGAAGCTAATTGATTAATTCCGCTGTTACCAACGACATTAAAAGAGGGTGTAAAAGTTGAACCGCCACCGCCACCACTTGGGGATAAATCGCTTGTGTTATTACTTCCAAATTGTGTTTGTGAAATCTTAGCAATATTAGTAGCCGCGAACGCACCTGCTAAACCAGCTTGAATTGCAGGGTACGCAGGAAATAAAGCTGTAATTGGTGATTTTTGCGCTGTCTTATAAGCCTCAATAGTTCCCTCAATTCCTGCAATTATAGCACTTGAAAGTTTAGCCGCTTTATCAACTTTAAAAGCTATTTTTGCGTTCTTTTCATTTTGCCTTCCAAATAATTCTGTAACCTCTGAAATCAAAGCAAACGTGTCTTTTGCTATCTTTAATTTCGCACTCATTACGGATTGTTGAAGTGCTATTTCATCTTCCGTTAATTTCTTTTTCTTATCGCTTGCGTTTTTTTCAATTTCTAATTCAGCATTTTTTGTTTCAATCAGTTGCGCAATTCCGTCTTTTGCACTTGTTGTTTTTAACGTGTCATAATCCGAAGCCTCTTTTTTTCTAAGGGCGTTAAGTTGATTGTTGTAATCCGTTTCGTTTGCAAGTAAAGCATCTGTTCTTTGTTTTTCTTTGTCTTTATCAGTTGATTTAAGGAATTGTTCTTGAATTAAAGCATCTGTTTTTAATTTATTCAGCTTCAATAATTCTTGTTCACTTAATCCAAATTGTTTGTTTTTTTCTGTTAGCTCTTCAAGTGTCTTCGCTAAATCTTTATTCGTTTCAATTGTAGAATCTTTTACCTCTTTATTATTTTCTACATACTTAGAACCGCTATTTGTTAATTCGTCAACTTTAGCCGAAGCGTTATTTGCTGAACGTCCATAATCTTCAAATCTTTTTTGAGCGTTTTCAAGTTCTTTGTTTAAGTCATTTATTACCTTTTTGTTTTGGTCTATTTTTTCTTGAACTTTTGATAAATCGTTATTAATTTGCCCAACCCCACTAATACCTCCAGAACCTTTAGATATTTTACCTTCATTTAAATCTTTTTGAGCTTTTGCTAGTTCTTTTTCAAGTGCTACTTGTTCCTTTTTTGCTTTTGAAATATCCGACTCTAATTTGTCTTGAACTTCTAAATTTTTAACTATTTTCTCTTCATTCTTTTGAAGTTCATATTTAGCTTTTTGATATTCTAAATAACTTGCAAGTTCGGTGTTTAATTGTTCTTGAAATTTAGTTTCGTCTTTTATATTTTGTAAAGTAGTTCCGTATTCTTTATTAATTTGTTTTATCAATACATCACGCTCTTTGCTTCCTGAATTTGTTTCTTTCAATCTAGAAATTAAAGTTGCAAAAGCTCCACTTTCTTTAGCTATTGTTTCTCTTGCCTCTTTAGATTGTTCATTAATACGTTTTTGTTTTTGGGCGTACTTTTCTTGTTCGTCGGTTGTTGCTCCAATAGCTTTTGAAATATCGTCCCAATAAGCTATAACAGTCCCTAACGAAGCTAATAATAAACCAATTCCCGTAATTGCAAACGCTTTACTTGCTGTTGTCATTCCGTTAAAAGCATTTTTAACAACCGCCCCCAATTGAACAAAGCTATCTTTTGCCTCTCCAATACCTTGTAAACCTTGCGACAAAGCCATTGCGCTTTGAACTTTCAACAACGTAGCTTGTACCTCTTTGCTTTCAACTCCGATTAAACCCAACGCCCCCTCGTATGCTTGGAATCCATTAAGCACCCCACCGATTGAATTACTTAACGCGTTGAATTTCGCATCTGGATTAAACGCATCTGTTAACGCTTTCGCATCTCCAATTCTGTCTTTTAATTCCGCTGCTCTTTTCGCCGCTTCCGCCGCTTCACGTGAGGTCGCTCCAAACTTATCACTTAATGAAGCAACTTCCGCTTGGGCTTGTCTTAACTCCGATTTTAACGAACTTACATTCGTTTCAATATCTATTTCAATTACTTTCTTTTCTGCCATTATAAGTATTATTAGCTATGTATTTTCTTTTTGCTTGTTTCCAACTTTCTTTAACCGAAGTGTTCAATTTATACTGACCTTTTGCAATATCAATGTTTTCACTAATTCCGTTGAAATCGTCTATCCTTAGTAATTCAATTAGTAGTCTAAGCATTTCTTGTTATTATTATTTCGTTTGTTTGTCCATTATCAAAAGTGATAGTTATAGTTATATCCCCACCTGCTGAATCTTCCGTTATTAATGTTTCCCCGTCTTCCGTTGTTATATCAATTCCGCTTTCTGTTGTTATCGTTGTTTCGCTCGAAATTGGAATACAAATCGTTACTAGGCTATCTTCCGTTGCGGTGCTTGGTGTCATTGTTACCCCTGCCGTTGGTGTCGTTAATTCAAACGAAGTCGCATCGTTAGGTATGAAAATCATTACTTCAAAGCATACTGCCGAAGTTGGCATATTGAAAATAAGCGGTTGTAATATCGTTCTGAAATCCTGCAATAAAGTAACATCACATAAACCAGTTGTAAGGTTCTGTTTAATGTCGTTTATTAGATAGCGTTTATCTTCAATTACAAGTCTATCGTTTAATTTTAAGCCGTTTAATTTCGATATTGGTAGCATCGTTTGAAAGTTGTATAAACGCTGTCTTAAATCGTATAAAGTCGTTAGGTAGTTGCTCCAATAAGTAGCGAATAAACTATTGCTAATCGTGTTTAGGTAAAAGCTCGAAATTTCCGCACCCCAATTTAAAGAGTAGTATTGTTGGTTATATTCCAAATCCTGACCGAACGGCATGTAAGTATTTAAAGTTACAAAGCCCAATTCCCCTGCAAAAAACTCTATCGGATTAGCTGTTATATTTTCAGCATCATTCATATAGAGTAGCATCGGTTTAGGTGTAATCGGTGCGCCGTTTGAATCCACACAATAACCAACTTGAATATTTACATCTGTAAACTTTTGCTGAAGTAAATTCTCGAAAGGTAAATCAATTTTAAAATCGCTT